GTGCAGGGTTTGCAGGCTGGTACAAGGTTGCTTGTGCTGTCTTCGCCGCCTCTGTCGTGCTCTATAAGGTGGTCGCATTCTGTTGCTGTTGCGCCGCACCAATGGCATAGGGCGCCAGGGGTAAGTATTTGCTGGCGTAATTTCTTAGGCAGGCTTCTACTGGTAGGCATTAGAACAAGACCACTGCCGCGCCCTGTCGGGCTTGCCCTCTAATGACTGTGCTTGTGTTGTGTGTCATTGTCCGTGTCTCCTGTGTTTGTATGTTATGCGTTCCAAAGGTTAAGTTCCAGTGCTTCTAGACCCCGCACAAGCCCCCCGTCGGGTTGCCTCAGCCCGACTCCCTATATCTTGTAATCATTGCCTCACTGCCACACTGAACGTTTCGCATTGCCCGTTTCAGTGCACAGTGAACTACCCACGTTTCCGTGTTTTATGCCGGCACAGTGCAAACCCATACGCGGCCTAATGCTTGTTATTTAATTGTCAAACGGTATTCATGCGCTACAACGTCAAACACTGTGCGACGCGATAGCACTTCTATTCTGTGGGTGCTTCCCAGCAAGCCAGTAATAACATTGTCTAGCACAGGCCCATACAAGGCAAGTGTTGTTTTTGTCGGGTATGACGCGCCACGATACAACGCCTCAACACACGCATAATTTCTGTCTTGCGTGACGTTAATTGTGTACTTAATCATTTTGTAGCCGGCGCACAATGGCGTCAAAGTCTCTGGGGCGCCACAGATAAGTTTCTGCATAGTTCTTTAACGTGTCAAGCCACAACAGTTGGGCTTCAGTCGCGCGCCCTTTGTCTGTCTTTAATTCGGCAAATATCAGGCCGCGCCTGGGGTGCACAAGCAGCAGGTCTGGGAAACCTGCACTGCCTGCTGTAATCCATCGGCCCGCAGCTGTCATAGTCGGCTGCTGGTGGTGCAGAGTCCAGCCGTACATGTTTGCCACAGCCTTAATTTTCATAAGAAACATTGCTTCGCTAATTGGTGGCATCAGCCGTCGCCTTTAATGTCGAGCGCGCGCGGTTCCCAAGTCCAGACGTAATAACCGTGAGTCAGGGTAATTCTGTCGCCCCAGGTAATCCAGTCGTTGCTGTACCGACGCACCAATGGGGCCACATAAGAGTTGTATGTCATCTCCCAGTTGTATTTGTCCCAGCAGTCTCCAACAAACCTCAGCACAATTCTGTTGCCTTTAGGGTAAACCTTTATTTCGTAGTAGTCCTCTTCGGTCATAATGCTCATGCTGGGCGCCACCTTGAAGAGTCCTTAACCATTGCTTTCCAGTCGTCACGGAAACGGTCACGGTCTGTTGTGACGTCAAAGAGCAGGCTGCTGTAACCCTGTAGCATTTCTTCTAACAGCACTATTTGGGCGCTCAGTTCCAAAATCTTTAAGTTTTGTTCTTCCAGTTCGCGCAAAGCATTCTTGAGCAACTTTGCCTGGAAGTTTTCCAAATCGTGTCGAGCCTTATCCTGTGCTGGCATTGCGCTAATGAACGCATTCCATATTTGGTCTTGGTCATTCATAAAATGGCTTGTCTTTCCGTATCGCTGCCGCTACTTCGCGCTCATAGATAATTGCTTCAATAACCAATGTAATGATGCCGACCAGTATGGCTGACGCAATGAGTTTGCCTAGCAGATGCATCAGAATGGCTCTTCTGGTATGTCTTGTGGCTCTGGCGTTGCATCGCCATTTACAAGGCTGTCTATAGCCTTAGATATTTCGTATTTGGTCATGCTGGCAAGATTAGACGGTGGTAATTTGCCTACCTTTTTAAGTTCGGCCTTGTATTTCCACACTTGCTTTTCGGTCGGCGCGTCGGCCCGCTCTGTTATCTTCATGTCGCCCTCATAGCGCACAACTTTGCCCATTTCTTCGCGGCTAGGACGTTTTGTGAAGTCGCTACCTGACAGCCCAGCGTTAGCGAGCGCGCGGCCGACGGCCCCAGTTTCGCAATTCTCAACGTGACTGGTTTTGTTTACGTTGCCCTGGCCGCGTATTTCTTCCGCCCAGCCTGTTGCAATAATTTCGTTATCTAGCCATAGCTCACACTTAAACACTGCAACGTCTTCAAGGTAGTGCACAAGGTCAGTGATGACGCGGGCGTCAGGGTGCGCTTTAAGGAACCTGTCTAGTCGGCTTGCTACTGGTTCGTAGTCGTCAAGATTAAATGCCATTAGATGCCTCGCCATACTCTGATAGGTGCGCAATGCCGGCGCAAACTAGGGGCGTACTTGTCTGTGGAAACAATTATTTTGTCACGCGCACAACGCCTCATGACTGGCCCTAAAGCCCTGTTGTCATGTACCTGTCCGGTCATGCCCATAGCGTCTAAACGCGCCCAAACGTCATCTGTTGTAAAGCCGTTTACTCTTGACTTTGCCAGCATTTTTATTGCTGCCTCAGCTGCACGTAGCCAGTTGCTGTCGGTGTTGCTCTCGACTTTGTTTACAGCTGCGTCGCGCTCAGCCATAGCGTCAAATAATGTCCGATGTTCCATGTTTCCTCCTGCCGTAGGTTTCCTGACCAATATAACATATTTAACCTGACAGGTGTTGCATGGTCACCTTGCCTGGCTTGTGGCCCGCCAGTTGCCGATGCCAGACGTCTTGTACAGGTGCGCCGCCACAGCCAAATTGCACGCTGGGCGTAACAAAACCGTCATGTCGCCAAACTTGCTTTTGCAGACTTGCGCGGTCACAGAAACCCATGTGCTGTTTATCTGTAACAAGCCACTGTCGTAGGTTCTAACAGCCCTACAGCGCTTGTAGAGCGTCGCAACTTGCCGTTTGCAGTCTTTGTATGACATGCCAGGCTGGTAGTTCCAGCCGATAGCGCCAGGCACACAGCGGGACTCTCGATACATAATTTTGCTAAAAGGCTCTATGGGCAGGCCAGCCTTACGCAACGCCGCATTGTATTGCGGGCAAGTGTTCGCTACTGGCGCGCCTTGCGCTTCAGCTGCTGTAGTTGTGAGCGTGACGACGAGTAGCGCCAGCGCAAAACGCCTAATAACGGTAACCATTCATTATGCCTCTTTCTGCCGGTAGAGAAACCCTAGCAAAAGGCAGGCTGGTTTAGACGCTATGCAGGTTTTGTAAGGGTTTTCCAGCGTTCAACAAGCAAAGATGGGTTGTCTGCCATTTCTGGCGTTAGTTCTACGTGTAGCCACAGGCCGCCTGGCGTGCCGCCGTTTGCGGTTTCTGTCCAGTCTTTCCAGCCTGGTTTGCCGTCACGATTACAACGCCAGCCGCGGCCCCATTTTTCGCAACCTTTTTTTGTTGTGCCAGCATAGTCGTGCACTTCTTCAATGCCTAATGTCTCGTAGTTTGCTACTAGCCAGTTTGCCCACAGGGCGGCTGTGGTTTTGTCTTTGTACCCAATGTCGGCTGCTCGACCTGTCGCGTGCACTGACAGACGGTCTGAGCCGCGCATGTTACGCACTGCCCAGGTGCCTAAATTAGTAAAGCCTTTTTTCTTAATTATGTCTACAAACTTTTCTGTGCCGCCGCGTTTGCCAGCAGCTGCACCATCGGTTGTGCCTGTGTAAATCATGGCTTGTTAATAATGTCGGCAATACGGTGCAACAAATTTGCAATTGCTTGGCGCACTATTTTAAGCAAGCCTTCTTTGTCTTCGTCATTCATCGGTTTTGCCTTTCGGTTTATCTTTTAAGCCATTGGCACTAAGCAGGCCAGCAAGCGAGCCAGTGAGAAAAAGCAACAATGGTTGCAGGGTTGCCCAGGCGCTTTTGTCGTTGTCGCTGACGTCAAGCGGCTGCGTCACAAACAGCAACCCATAAATTAGCGACATAGTGGCTACAACAAAGGTAAACGACAACGCGCACGCCACTACAAAAATGAGGCGGGCTTTTATTTGCTCGCTAGTCATTCTTTCGCGTTGCGGTGGCGGAATTAATGGCATTTGTCTGTCAACATTCGAGAGCTGCCGATTCTGGCGGGGTCAACAGTTATTGACGTTTCGGCGCGCAAAGCCTTGTTTTTTGTGCGCGGGCAGTTGACGCGCTCACGGTCGCCGCACGCTACAAGTATTGACGCCAGCAAAAGCGCTACAAAACTAGCTCGCCAAATCATTACGCTAACCCAATATCTTCAAACAAAATTGTTCCGGGCGACGTAGCTGAGTTAAAAACGTTTAGACCGACAGTGTTTACTTGCACGCACACAAACGGGGTAAACGATGAAGTACCCATTTCAGTTGAAGTTAAAAGAATACTTGTGCTAAACGGAACTTGTATGCCAAAAAGTGCAGAATATACAGACGTATTTAAGACTGCACCAGCTGTGCTGTCTTTTCTCATAGTTATGTCGATGTTTCCGTTGTTTGTTATCTTTGTTACAGCACCAATTGAGTATGTGCACCTGTATAAACGACCAGCAACAGGTGTAAAAGCAGTTGCGCTCATAAATGATTGCACAGCGGTAGAAGAATTGTTTAAAGTTGCCGCAGTGTCATATTTTCTTGATATGACGCCAAAAGGAAAATTGTTTGCTTGGGCGCTAGTCAATACTTGCCCAGTCGTAAAAGTTGTGTTTGGTGATGCCATTAGTACCCCAGTTTGTTAAAGTCAAGTTTGCCATAAATGGCGTCGTTAAGTATTAGATAGTTGTTTAAGTCTTGCGCGCTCAAATAAAAAGTTGCGCTGGCCTGCTCAGGGTTGCCGCTAAAAGTCGCGCCTTCAAGCACACAGTTAAACACGGTTCCTCGAAACGTCACGGTCACAGTAGAGCCAATTTCGCCCATGCTGTAGGACGGAATATCGCCATTCTGCGCGCTCAGATTGCAGGTCACGCTGAGAATGCGCTGTGTAGCTGTGCTGTATGTAGATAGCAAGTAATTGGCAAAGTCTGTGGCTTGGCTAGTTGAGTTGTTAAGTGTATTAACCAAATAGGTGCGAAAAGGTGCTACGCCTGTTGACACTGTGGCTTCGCCAAAAGATTCTGGGTCAACAGTTACCTGTGTATAAAAACTGTCTGCCAAGCTGCTAAACGATATTTGCTCAAAAATGTGGTTACTGGCGTCGTTTGTTGTGTCACTAAAATTCCCGTAAAAACCAGCAATTTTGTAATAAGCATTTACCATAAAAATGCCGTCGCTAATGTCAATGAGTTTGCCGTTCATTGTAAGCACAGCTCTGTTTACCCAGTCGCCCCAAGTGCTGCTAATCGTTGTGGCTGGAAATGCCTGTGTACCGCCAAAAGTACTGTTAGTGCTGACATTTAAGCCTGTTTGCGTTGCGCATTGGCCTGCCTGCCCGCTTAACGTGCTGGCGGTCATTGCGTAACTGTTGCCTTGCACTCGACCAAACGCTGCAAAGTTGCCCTCACAGGTCAGGGTTACAAAGTCTGCGTTGCCGACTCCGCCGGCATACGGTATGCCGTACTGCACTATTGCGTCAGTTATCTGGCCTACAAAAAGCTGACGAAATGTGCCAGACGTGCCAAGCCTTACAGAAATGCGTAGCCAGGTGCCCGTAACAAAAAGCGCGTTTGGGCTTGCATAGCCAGTCGGGTAGCGCAAAACAACGTTTGCTGTATTGGCGCTGTACGCGTCTAAAGGCTTTTGCCTGCCATAGGTTAAAGACACGTTTTGCACGTTGCTGACAACAGTTGTCAGCGTTGCGTAAGTCGCGCCTACCTCTACTTGGTATTGGACTATTGCCATTAGAAGATGTTGCTAACCTTGATTGGCACGCTGCCGTTTTGCCGCATGTATGAGCGCAAGGCTTCGACTACTTGGTTTGGGTCGCCGCCGTAAACGTTTATGTTTACGTTGTTGTCACGTTCTACAGCGTTTGCGCTGCCGTTTCTGCCCAGGTCGGCTGGCGCAACTGGCTCAGACATACGACCTATCTTTATTTCTTGCAACGCTTTAATGTCTTTGCCTGGCTTTAACAAGTTTATGCCGGCAATAACAATGTTAAATACTTTAATAAAAGCGTTTGCCATGCCCTCGACATACGCGGCAACAAAGTTAACGACAGTGCGCACTACTTCTCTGAACCCCTCAAATTTTTTGTAGGCAACAACAATGGCCGCGCCTAACGCAATAATGCCAGCAGTAATTGCGACAGCAGGGTTAAGCATCATTGCCGCGTTTACAGCAAGAATTGACGTAGCCAAAATGCCCATGCCAGCAATAACAGCTGCTAATAAGTCTGGGTTTTCTTGTGCCCAGTTAGCAAACTTTTCTAGCACTGGTTGCAGTTTCAACATGATTGGCAAAAACGCTGCACCTATTGACTCTTTAGTTTCGCTAAACGCAATGCCTAACTTTTTCATGCCGCCGGCTGCGGTGTTTGCTGCCGCTTCACCTGCACCACCAAAGTTTGCAGTCAACACGGCCTGCACTTCAGCAAGCGTTGCGCCGTCTTTAATCATGCCTTTAATTTCTGGGCTCAGGCTGTTAAGCCCTTTCATGTTGCCTGCGTAGGCTTTGGCTAGCGCGTCGGTCACGTCAACAAGCGGCTTGCCGGTTGCAGCTGCCACATCGGTTGCCAGGTTCATTAAGTCTGTGGCTTTTGTAACGTCTTTTGTGGCAACGATTAATTTTTGAAACGCTGGGCGCGCTTCGTCATCGCTGATTGCCGCGCTTTTAGCCAGGCTAGAAATAAAGGCTTCAACAGACTTAACTTGCGCGTCAGTTGCATTAGAGCTTGCTTTAATTTGTCGAGCAAGACTCGCTTGTGCAGCCTCGTCTTCTATTGCTGCTTTTACGCTGTCGCCAATAATGGCAGTCACAGCGCCCAGTGCAGCTGCCGCTGGTACAGCAGCCTTTTTAATAGCAAATTGGGCTTTTTGCCCGACGGTCTCCAGCTGCTTAAATTCTCGTATAGCGCTCTTAATGCCCTTGTCGTTAAAGTCGCTAATAATGGGTATTGAAATCATCGCATTTCCCTATTGACCTTGTTAACGACGCGCAACGCCGCGCGCTCTATCTCAACTGTAATGGCACGTATTTGGCTGTAAACGGCAGGCCCAAAAATACGTGTTCGCCCTTGCCCTGGCGTGTTGCCTAGATTGGTTGCCAGGTTGTTGCTGGTGCGTCGGCCTGCTGTCTCAAATATGCCGGTCGCCGCGTCAGTCTGCTGAATCGTGATTACGCCGTTGTTGTTGCGCCTTGTGTCTAATTTGACTTTGACGCCCTTAGACGCCTTTGCAGGGTCGTATGGAAACAGTTTGCGCCCATTGTTAGACCAGGGTTGAGACATGCCAGACAAGGGCACGCCTACAGATGAGTAGCGTGACTGTGCAGCTTGTATTGCTGGCTGGGCTATCTGATTCAACTCTGTTGCAAACTGCTTGCGTAGCCCAGGCTCAATTTTGTTCAGCGCAGCCACAGCCTCTCGAATGCCCACAAGTTGTGTGTCAATAGTTGCTGTCATGCCTTGCGCCTTGCCTTGTTAATAATACTAATGCAAGTGTTTAGGTCAGACGTCAGAAACTCTATGTTTGGCGGCCAAAAACCTGTCTCTATCAATAAATGACAAAGCGCTAGTCGGTGACCGCTTGTGTAGGGTTTACGTCTTCCTGCTCTACAACTTCAGGCATTGCAACAAGTTTTTTAATAAAATCATCAAAGACAACTGGCACAGTAATGCCGTGTAGTTTGCTGGCCTCAAATGCGAGATACGCCAGGTCTTCCGCGCCGATGCCTTGCGCTAGGTCTGACATTTTGCGTTTATATTTGCGTTCCCATTGCACAGCACACCAAAGGTTTGTTGTCACCTCATACGGACCGTTGCCGGTGTCTAATCTCATTGTTATTTGCATGTCTGCCGCCTTGCGTCGGGTTAGTTATGGGGAAGTAGTATCGCGCGTGTAGGTTCCGCCTACAAACGACGCGGTTACCATGCTCAGCTCGCCTACAGTGCCAGCAATGGGCGTGAAGTTGACAAGCTGCATGTTAATAATTGTGTACTCAGGGTTAGAAGTGCTCTCTGTAGTTCCAGACGGTGAAATGGTTAACTCTGTAGTGCCAGTACCCACGTTTGCAAACAAGGTTGCCTCAACTTCGCCAGCGCCGTAAGACAAGTACATTTCTAGCTCTACTTCTACGGTCTGCAAGCCAGGCACAAAACGGTGACCAGTATCGCCAAACGCGGTTGACTCTAAACTGTCAACGCCAAGTGTGATGGTTGCGCTACGGCACTGGTCAGTTAAATCAACTTTTGCGCCGCCAGTTGTGGGCGCAAGGTTTACTGTCGGGTTTGTTAGATACGTTGAAGTTGCCATTTTGTCTCCTAAAAGAACATTTC